CGGACCAAGTGGAAGAACACACAGCATCAATTCCAGACCACATTTTATTTGTCGCAGGAGTTTGTGCATCTAAAAATGGAAGTTGGACAGTGACCTTACAACTATCGTATTGATCATCATTCTCCCCGCCAAGCGAATAAATCTTATCCCCGCTCCTACATAAAACCTGTTTCCCGTCAAATGCCCAATCGGTGATTTCAAAACCGGGTTCATACACAGACCAAGCCGAAACTCCGCTTGATGGGAAATAACTAAACACATAAACCTTTTCACCGATTGCTAAATAATATCTACCTGTTCGTGGGTCTAAAATAGCACAGGAATTTCGCCCATCTGCCGGGTCATCCTGAATTGCTTGGATTATCATTTCATCAATCGGATTCCCGATGTCACCTAGTATTGCGGAGTTAGAAGAATCTTTAGCTTTCAAACTACGGATACCAGAACGGGATAAATAAAATACATCTGAATCCCCTATCTTCTGCACACTCTTTGATGCAATCGTACCTGTGTTAGTTAATACTTGGACTAGCTGGAGTAGGGACGGGTCTGGATCGTAATACCAGATTTGGATACAATCCTGTGCAAAAATGGCCATGTTTTCATAATATGTTTCGATTGCCATTAATTCTTCAGAATTCCTAGCATGGTTGGAAAGTATCTGATACCCTGCTCCATTATTATTATTAAGATCAGTTGTCCAATCACCGGGGTTATTTGTTGCACAGAATTTCCACGTTGACTCTTCCAAAACGTGCATCGCATATTTATTAGACATAACGAATGAACCTGACTGTGTCCCAGAACTAAGTGGGACCGATGACCCTGTAGTACCTGTGCTAGTAGTAACATTTGTCAAACTAAGATTACCTAAACTTCTTGGTGTAAATGTCAAGTTGTTATAAGCTGTCCCCGGTTTCTCAGCTATAATAGTTACTGTTGCTCCATTTGCGACTGCTTCCCATTCTGGATCAGTTGGAGTGGAATTTATTGCATCTGCTATTTTTTGTGCCGTGTAAGTATGTGACGTTTCCCATATAACATCATCAGACAAAAGGTCAACCCCATTAATATCAGTGTATTTCTGTAAGCAATTATCCTCCCCGTTTTTAAGTGTTGTATCACTTCCCATCCTTATAGAAAAATTTCCTTCTAAATCATAAGTAACAGGATACCCATTGGATGCTGAACCCGCAGTTGCTGCTGTAATAACAACAGAATCTCCACCAGAGATTGCTGCCGTATAATTAGGAGTAGTGGTAGTCCCGTTAATTGCGGCTACTATTGCATCCGCAGTTGTGTTATCAGACCCTGTGTGGGCAATAGGAGAGGGAATAATATCTACATTATTTACTCTTAAAAACCTAAGATTATCTCCCGGTATTGAAGAACCTCCGTTAATGATTATAACTTGAAATGCTGCTGTACCTATTGCTGTCCCGCCATTAACAGTAAGTGAAACCCTAGCCCGTCCATCATAGTGATCCGCTATTCTATTAGGGGGACTTACAGAATTATCCGTAAATGCAGGGGAGGAATGGTCACCCCAATAGTGGAGTATCTGCCCGTTTTCAAATTCAATAGCCGCATAAGGTTCGCCATTAAAAAAATCTACTGACAAAACTTCAGCCATTGCATATGCCCCGCTCGTGGGGGGTTGTCCAAACTGATGTTCCATTCTGTAATAAGAAAGGGCTGCTGGTTGAGTTGATAAATCAGGCGTAGGAGCAGAGCCAAAAACAAAAACACGCCCACCTCCGGCAGCCAACCCGTGAGTACCTTTTCCTGTTAAATCTGCCCAAAGTTTAAAAGCTTTTCGCTTCTCTATTTCCCCACCTCTAGTAATGTGGGCATTAGTTAATCCGGCAGTCCCACTTGTATCCAATCCATATAGACTACCCGGTATGCTGGTCACAGCTGTCCTGCGGGTATCTATTCCAGATTTGAAGTCTTCAACTAAAACATATGGCATTAACTAACCCTGTGAATATGGAGTGGACCCCTTGGTTTAAACCCTTCATTATCACTACCAGAACCCATTACGATTGTAGAAGTCTTAGACAGTCTCGCTCTTAACCTCTGGTAATGTGCGGTTGCCTGTCCCATTTTAGCTTTAGCATCTGGAGATTTTTGTCGTGTCAATAATTCGCCAGCAGCGAAAAGCACTATTAGCTGATCATCAAGATCAGCTGTATCGGAGAGAGATACAAAAGTAGAAAGGTTGCCCGTCCCTTCTAACCTGAGAAGTCCATCCCCTGTAGTGGTGTTTGCATTGTCACTGGGGATGGGCCAAACTTCTATTTGAGATGAACCATACGCTTCATATTTTTGAATCGGCCATGAACGTGTACCTGTATCAGAGTCATAAGCAGAGTAGTCATTAGATGAAATGCCATACTCTATTTCCTCCCAAATTGATCCATATTTGAAAGACACCTTCTGCACTCTCTCAAGAGTTATCCCCGCAGGAATATCATAATATCTTGAGCCAGCTTGTATAGAAATGTCCTTTTTTACCTGAAGAAAAGGCCACGCAAAATCATCCCATAATCTTTTTTGCACACGAGTAAGGAGATTGATCATCATATCCTGTGTCCCCTTACCCATACTGGCGGATATAGCGTGACCTGATTCACTCCTCAGATCGTTCAATAATACTTGAAGCGTAGTGTTCCTAGCCATTTATTCCTTTTTTGCGTTTATAGGCGGACCGCCATCTAAAAATAAATTTTCTGGTAAATTCATAGATTTTATATCAAACGGCAATTCACCAAACGTCCCGTAAACTTCTGTGAATTTTTCTTTATATTCTCTACCTAATCTCTCCCTTTCACTATCTGAAGATATATTATCTTTCCCAGTTAGAACGATTCGGTCAATCGATCCTGTTCCGTGAAGGTGGTGTAGCACTGCGAATTCTGGGACTGTAATTCCATCTTTTACTACAGTATGCCCACTGTCCCCGCCAATTGCCACATTTGCTCGGTAAACATTTTCCATATTAGTTTTTTTATTAAAGGTTAGGCAGTCCCGAAGGACTGCCCAATTTAAGCCAAGACTCTATGAAATTTCATAGACTCCATGACAGTTTAACTGCGATGCACACAGAACACTGGTAGTAGTTATCGCACGATAAATACTATAGTAGTCGTGTGGACGAGTTGGACTGTGACGTTTCATTTTCTCCCCGTCCATGTACATTAGGTACAGCTTAGAAGGATCGATTATGTAACATCTTTTTGCTGGTGCTTTACCAGATATAGTCAAGTCATCAAGGCTTGGATCATACTGGAATTGAATTCCTTGATAGTAGATTTCACCCATTGAGATGTCTTGCTTACCATTCCACCCAGTTTGAGTAAAGTTACCCTTACTCTTTAACTCAGTAGTCAGGCGATCTAGGAAATCACTTCCGCAAACCGCAATGGAAGGCTTGCCCCCATATCTGCGAAGTTGACGGATTTCCTTATGCATAAGGTCAATCAATTCTTGACCACCAGAGGATGTTGAAATCGCAACATTAAAACGATTTCTCCACCATGTGTTGGTATCCGTCCGAAGTGTCCCAACGGCTGCGTTTGTTGCAGCTGGATTGTCAGCTATAATTCCTCGTATCCCGGTCATAGCTGTTGTGGATGTTCCATCGGTATAAAGAAGGTTGTTCATACCACGGGTATAACCCTCAAGCATATCTTCCATCTTATCCTTGAAAAGATTTACGAGAACAGTTTTATCCCTACCAGAAACATTTTTGGTTTCTCCAGTAAGTGCATCACTTACGGAAATACCGTCATGTTTCAATTCAGTATGAGTAACTTCAATACCAATGTGGTGTTCGTGCCAAGTATACTTAGCCCGCTTAATGTGATCAGGGTTGGAATATGTAACTTGGTCAGTCGCTGTATAGCCCGCTAACGAAGTTTCATATGTTCCCTTGACCGCAAGATCAACAAGACCTTTACCACCCGGATAGCTTTTGGATGCTTTATCCATTGCGCTGAAGAGCGGCTTGTCTTGTATAGTTTGGCTTAATACATCACCTTTATTGATGAAAAAATCCAAACTGGCGTTGGCCACGTTGGCCAATTGATCGGCTGTAAGTGCTGCCATATTTCCTCTTTATTAATAATATATTATGGAACACCAAATAAAATTATTGAGCCAATGATTGCGTTATTGCATCCCTCAATGAGGTTGGTTCAGTTACTGGTGTCCCTGAGAGTTTTCCACCTGTAACCGTGCGTAACTGTGTTGGCTGAGGGAGTCTAGCTTTGAATCTTTCATTGACAGTGGCGTAAGCATCTTCTACGATGCCTAACATTTCTGCCTGTGAACTTGGCCTACCCCGCTCAGTAACTAGTGCTACTACACGATCATTAAATTCTTCTTGTTTCAAACCGAAGTCAGGGTCTTTAGCTAGAGTTGATTCCCCCCAAGATTTGAGACTATCGCCCCACCTTTGGGATTCTTCATGCTCACGCTGATTTTGGGAACGAGCCGCATCTTGCTTCCGCAAATACTGCTCCCTCGCCAATGTAGCACGGGCCTGACTCAACTCTTTTGCTGCATCCTCATCTAAGAAACCATCATCCACTTTACTCTGGATGTCTTCTGGCAAAACTCTTCCAGTAATTTTAGAAACATTATTCAAATGGTGACTCAACATATCATGTGCAGTATTTGGATTATTTCTAATCGCAGCCATGATTTTAAACCCCTCAACGGCATCTTTCGCAGTCAAGTTGTTCTTGTCGATGAAGTCAGTAATCTTAGAATATTGTTCTGAATCACCTTGCAGCTTTGCTGCTAGTTCCTTTAACTCGTTCTTTTCGGCAACGAGGGACCGGAAACGTGGATGCTTATTAAACGGAACATCTTTAAAATCCTCTGTGTCTGTAGTTGTTTCTTCAGCTACTTCCTCAGTGGCTTCAACTGCCTCCGCTGTTTCTGTTTCTAACTTCTGTTCTTCAGAAGTTTCAACCTTACTTTCTTCATCTTCAAGAGGACCAAGTGCATCTTGCACTGCTCCTTCTAAAGTTTCTGTTTCAGCTTGAACTTCTGTTGCATCTGACGATGATGCGTTGTCTTCCGCAACAACCTCTTCAGTGGTGGTGGTAGACTCGTCTGCTTGTACTTCTTCAGAAACGGGGGACGATTCCGTTTCCTGTGACTCTTCAGTCATATACGTCCTTTGGTTAATTGTTAAACATTAATTCCCATTGGGGGTGGCGGACCACCTACAGCGGGACTTGGGCGGGGAGCATTATTACCCCCTTGCCCACCTTGTGCTTCAGGGGGCTTCCCCCCTCTAGCCTGTGCTTGTGCATTTGCACCTTGTGCCATGTTCTGAGCAACAATACTTGGAATTTTTTCTACGAGTGCTTCTGTTAAATCCATCTTGTCATCCAAGCGTTTCAATAATTCCCTGCCAAGAAACTTAGGATCAATGCCAGGAATCTGTATCAGAAATGGTATGATCCGCTCTATGTTTTGTAGTTCAGCAGCCTTATTTGGCTTGCCTGTTGATCCTGCTTCAATCTCTAAATATATTTCATTTAGGATATCTTCTTTTTTAAACTCCGGCCAAATTGCACCCGGTCCACAGATTGCCATAACTTCTTCCTTACTCATCTCCAAGAGTAAGACTTGACCAGCTGCTCTTGTTATCTCTGACATAAAACTGTCAAGGTCATCTATATTTGCCCCGATGGCTGACATCCTTGAAGATTCTGCGATAGAAGTTTCTGTTGCAGTGCCTTTAGATACTTGACCGAAATTAGCCTCTTGCTGTCCAACTACTAATTGGACATCATCAAAAATAGTCTTGACTTCGTAAAGGTTAGGATCAATCCCCACCTGTTTCACGGGCTGTAGTACATCATCCACTTTTTGCCCAGCTGCCAGTGCTTGTAATTCTAAGATCGAATTTGCTGGGGGATCTTTTAACTTATCCTTATCTTCCTCCTCAAGCATTCCGGCTGGAGTTGCATATTTGGGTCTGTTGGCTTTTCGATGTTCCCTCAACCCCTGCCTTGCACGGTTATATTCGTGTTGCATTGGAGACAGAAGTTTGATATCTGATGGTGGATAAAGTAAATCCTTGTGTTCAATTTCATTGAAAGTCAATGCAAAAAATGGCCAGAATGTTTCAAGCTTAATAGGTGGTGCTTCCGGCTCAATCAGAAAATCATTGTATCCATCACAAACCACATAAAGCAGTCCTGCATTCTTATCATAAATTTCCCAAACTAACGCAAGTCCATCCCTGACATTATCCGCATTGTTATTAAAATAATTATAAGATGGTGAACTGCCAGCTGATGCGGATGTTTGGTTACCTTTCATGTCATAAGAAGAAAATGAATTTTTTACATCGACATCATAAATTTCCTTTATCTCATCTGTAGATAAATACATCTCGTGTGCTACCCAAGATGCACCTACGAAACCACGCAATAAACGGCACATAGGGTCTACTATAATTGCATCGCACTCTGGAAAATCGAATACCAATCCTTCTTGAATTATTGATAGAGGTTCATTTTTTAATGATTCAAGACTTAGCATCAACTCTTCAATTTCAGGATCGTCTTCTGCTATATCCCCTTCCTCTGCTTCTTGCGCTATTCTCCTGAGATGGTCAACCTGTGCTTGAACGTCACTCATTTTAGATGAGATGTCAGGCAACCTATCTACGTCACGCTGATACCCAACTTTCACAAAACCGACTGAAGTTGTAATAACCCTGCGTACTAACGCTTTCATCTGGCTCTTGAAGGTAGGATGTTGTTCAGCCATAAAATAATCGAATAACATTTCAAGACATTTCGCTACGTTATCCATACGTTTGCGTTCTGACTTGACTTGTTTGTAATCCTGCTCAACGGCAATATCTTGTGGATTAGGTTCCACCCGTTTCATCTTTGCAGCTTCAATCCCCTGTACTGCCTTCTTCATACTATCTTCTTCCCCGTCCCAGACCTTATAATCCATGCGATTCCTGCGGGAAGCTACGCATTTGGGGTTTTTGCTGTACAGGGCCGCAGTTCGCTGGTGAACGTGTCTTTGTAAGATGTTGGCAACGTATCTTTCATCATCCCAGTTGTTGCCGGAGAATCCTTTATACACAGCATCCATATCAACCTTCATCTGTTTGAAGGCT